TTCATATGGTCTTGATGATTCTGATAATGGATATTACTTAATTGAAGATAATCGTCTTTTATCTAGAACAAGCGGCCTGCCAATGGTTTTTGGATCTAACCACACAACAAAGATATTTGCTCCATTATTTGAGAATAATCCTGCTGTGCTAATTCCTGGCAAGGGATTTCTTAATCAGGCTGGGCAATATAATGTTCTTACACTAGAAGCATGGCTGAGACTTGAGAATGTATCTCCAGATCCAGTAAAAATTATTGGACCTCCAAAAACAGTTGTTGGCAATAGCATAGTTGATAATCTTGATGGTCTATATCTAGAAGAAGGCTTCATCACTATGAGAGTAGGAGATTACTCAAAGTCGTACTTTGTTGGTCGTTGGCTGCGTCCTATGCTTTTACACATCGTATATAAGCCAGAAAGTATCACGGTGCTTATCAATGGAAGCACAGTCATTGATATGCCAATTGATCTTGAAAATACAAACCTTGCTCCACAAGAAGCATTGATTGATGGAGAATTTAAGAATTTTGATTATATTGGTATATATGGAAATCAATTTGTAACTCCATTTGAAATGGACATTGTTTCTATTTATCCATATGAGATCAATAGCGATTATGCAAAAAGAAGATTTATTTGGGGGCAGGGTGTGGCAGAACAATCATCTGCCAATGAGAAATATGCCTCATACATTACAGCAATAGACTTTGCCAATTCAGAGTTTACTTCTAACATGATCTATCCAGATATCAATGGATGGGCCAATGGTTTCTCTCAAAACCTCAATGCCTCTGGCACAATGTTAAAGGTTCCAGATCTTCCATTGCCAACTATTGAATTTGCTACTAATAATGAAAGTGAAGCAGACTGGCTGTTCTCAAACTATCTTATTCAAGAAGAGGATGAAACATTTACCAGGCCAACGTCATTCTTCAAAATGAGACCAAATCCAGATTATGATTCTAAGTTTTTAAATATTTATTTTAATAATTTATCAGAAATCACAACCACATTAAGATCTATTGTTGCAACATTTAAAAGCCCAGAATCATCTGTAGCAAACCAAACTCTTTTTAGAATTGAAAATAGATCAAGCAGGGCATCGCTTACTGCATTTCTAGATGAAAATGAACTTAAATATATATTTTCTAAACCAGGGGAATCAGATCAACAAGTAGGGGCCAGCACAACAATTAATAATAATACTGTCTTTGTTGCTGGTATAGATATTCAATATTTATCTACGAATTACTATTCTATCTTTTCAAACTTTTTTGCTTCACCAGATTTGTTAAGTTTAAATTTTGGTGGGTATCAAGATAGCATATTCGATGGAAGAATTTATACTCTAAGCATAGATAATCCATTTTCATTTTCTAGAGGTCTAGAAACATTTTTTGATGAAGGATTAATTTCACAAGTCTATGATCTAGAGTTTAGTGTGGCAATTCTACTTACTTCATGGTCAGGAAACTATACGCTTATACCACTTGAACTCAACTCAACAATGGCATTAGATATTGCTATTTCTGGATATTGGGAAGATTCACAGCCACTATCATATTTCGGAAAATTTATTAAAACCAGGGATGGCAGAAACAAATATGATCTAGATATGATTCAGTTCAATATTGATCTACCCAAGCCTTCTATTAGAAAGGTAACCCTCTTTGGTCAGTATAACTATGGAAGATTGAAAGAAGATTGGGCATTTCCAATTCAAAGAAGTTACGCAGACCTTTCCGATGTTTTGCAAGGTGGCTATCTGACATATGCAGACCTTGCAGCAGCCCAGGCAGAATACGAATTCGAAGGTCTTGGTGTAGCAGTAAATACATTCTTAACCTTGCAAACATATAGTTCTGTGGGTAAAAAGCCCTACACCGATTTTGACAATACCCTAGTTCCACAGTTCAATAACGTTGTTGATCTTGACACTACCACTTTAGATTTTGAAACCACTAAGTTCCAACTTGTTGATGGCTCAATTATTATTCCGCCAAAGGTTTCTAACTTTGAAGATTACTATATAACATTGCACATTGACGTAAACGTTCGTGGTATCAAGTCTAAGCCATTTGGACTAAAGAGAATGGAATTGGCATCATTCACATACAACGAAACTGCTCCACAGGCAGTAGGAACTAGATTTGGCAATAAGATTTATCCATTTACAAGATTTGGTCAGGCTTATGCATACAAGGAAAAGAATCCATTTAGAATCAACAAGGAATCTTCTCCATACCTTTATCTAACAGAAACTTCTGGAATTCAGCCAGTATCCATTCCATCCTTATTTGATCGTGGCGTTGCTGTACCAATTAATGAAAATATCCTTAGTGACTACAGCCTTGGTGCCGCACAAATTTGGACAAGGTATTCGCTAAACGTATTCTCAAATGTACCAACCAAGATGTTTAGAATTCAGGGCAAAGAGGACACTATCGATTTCTATGTTTATGCAGATGGAAACCAGACTAGAGGAATCATTAAGCCAATCAATGCCGTTACTGGAAAAGAATATGAAAAAGAAATCTTTTTCTATCAAGATGGCAAGTTTACAACATCTCCAGTAATTTATCCAAGAGAATGGACCGCTATTAATGCTACGTTTGGCAACGGCCTATCCATGGAATCATTTGTTGGTTCAATTGAATTATACGAAGGCTTTACCTATGACAATATAATTGCTTATAAGAACTCTGATGCAATTGAAAGACAGTCAAATGTTTACCAGTTGTGGGGTGAGTTTGCTGGCGGCACATGGCAAGACATTTATGGATCTCCACCAGACTACAACCAATGGAACATCAGTTCTATTAGAAGTATTCCCATTACATTCGTCATTGATAGCGTTGCCACATACAATTCTCAGATTGGTTTGTCTATCGCAGTTATTGAAGATGAGTCATCATTGCAGGTAAATTCTGCTGGAGTGGACCTGTTTATGGAAAACCAATGGGATGAATTCTTCATAAGACCCATTTAACATGGTACAATTACTGTATGAATAAGCCTGTCAAGAAGCCAAAAATATCAATAGTGCAAGATGTTCCATCAGATTATGGTGTATACGTCTGGCTAACTGCACAAAAAAAGTTCTACAAAGATGATCATGGCAATATTATGAATATTCCAGCAAGACAATTTGACTTTAATGCCATGAGTAAGATTCGTGCAGCAGCAAAACACTATGGAGTGGAAGAAGGCGGCAAGCCACATTTCCTTGCTGGAAGCAGAAGAGTTTCTGAAATGGAATACTCAGAGCAAAAGGGTAGGCTTGCAGAGGGATACATTCCATCTGAAACAGATATTGGCGCATGGGCAGATGCCAAGAAGGGGTTTTTAACACATGGAGGAGAATGAGTTTAGGGCTAGACTTGATGCACCAATAGAAAAGTCTAATACTAAGACAGATGCATTTACTACTGAGGCAGAAATAGTTAAGTCATATTCTGGCCTAGATGCAAACTTTAGGCGCAGAGTAAGCCAAAAGTTGAACAAGGTTATGACTGGAACAGATGGTGCTAGATCAAAGCAACTTCTTCCAGAGGCTACTTATACAACTGGTTACGGCATCTTTGACGTAGTTATTCCTCCATACAATCTTGACGAGTTAGCCTTTTTCTATGAGAACTCAAGTGCTAACCATTCTGCAGTAAATGCAAAGGTGTCTAATGTTGTTGGACTTGGATATCATTTCGAACCATCAAATGCCACACTTGATAAACTTGATGAGGCACCAGATCCTGATTCTCTTGCACGCGCACAGCGCAAGGTAGAAAGAGCAAAGACAAATACAGAAGAATGGCTAGAGTCAATGAATGACGAGGACACATTCACAACTGTACTTGAAAAGGTTATGATTGATGCTGAATCTACTGGAAATGGCTTTATTGAAATCGGTCGCAAAGTAACTGGAGAAATTGGATATGTTGGACATATCCCCGCAACAACTATTCGTGTGCGTCGTAATCGTGATGGATATGTACAGATTGTTGGACAGAAAGTAGTTTTCTTTAGAAACTTCGGAGATACTACAACTCCTAACCCTATTACTTCTGATACTCGTCCAAATGAATTAATTCATATTAAGATTTATTCTCCAAAGAATTCATACTATGGAGTGCCAGATACCGTCGCTTCTGCAGTATCAATGGTTGGTAATGAACTTGCTGGAAAGTTTAATGTTGATTACTTTGAGAACAAGGCAGTACCACGTTACATAATTGTTACAAAGGGTGCAAAACTTTCTGATTCATCTGAAGATAGAATGTTCCAATTCTTGCAGGGTGGCCTAAGAGGACAAAACCATAGAACTCTTTACATCCCCCTTCCTGGAGATACAGATCAAAATAAGGTTGAGTTTGACATGAAGCCCATTGAGGCTGGCATTCAGGATGGATCTTTTGATAGATACCGTAAGGCCAACAAGGAAGATATCCTTATGGCTCATCAGGTTCCACAATCCAAGGTTGGTGGTGGCGCAGGAATGGCTATTGCAGCATCACTTGCTTCTGACCGTACATTTAAGGAACAGGTTTGCCGTCCAAAGCAACGTATGTTAGAGAAACTTATTAACAAGATTGTTAAAGAGCATACAGATATTGTTAAGTTTAAGTTTAATGAACTATCTCTTACTGACGAACTAGCACAAAGCCAAATTGATGAAAGATACCTTAGGAATCAGGTCATTGTTCCCAATGAGGTAAGAACCAGAATTGGACTACCAATTCGTCAGGACGGAAATGATGTTTTAGTCATTAATGCACAGCAAAGAGCAGAGCAAAACGCCCAGGCAAATGGAAGTAGGCAAAGGGATCAAGAAAGGCAGAACAATGCTAGCGATTCTCCCAACACTATTTCTGGAAGAAATGCCCAGGGTGAAGGCCGATCTGTTCCATAATGTAACATTTTTGTAAAAATAGTGTGTATAATAAGATTGAGATGACTAGCATCAATAAAGCCCATTGGCTTACAGATAACGATAACATGCGTTTTTCAATGCCTATCTCTAAGGTAGATAAGGAAAAGCGTATCGTTTCTGGATTTGCCACTCTAGATAATGTTGATAAGCAGGGCGATATTGTTCCTACAGATGCTAGCGTAAAGGCTTTTGAGCGTTTCCGTGGCAACATCCGTGAAATGCATCAACCAATTGCAGTAGGCAAACTAGTATCTTTCAAATCCGATAAATATTACAACAAAGAAGAAAACAAGTTCTATAACGGTGTCTTTGTTAGTGCATACATTTCTAAGGGTGCCCAAGATACCTGGGAAAAAGTTCTTGACGGCACGCTATCAGGATTTTCTATCGGTGGTAGCATAAACGATACAGAAGATGTTTATGACGAGAAGATGGATAAGTCAGTACGAGTAATCAAGGAATATGAACTTCATGAACTTTCACTTGTCGATAACCCAGCAAACCAATTTGCCAATATTCTCTCAGTTCAGAAAAATGCCGATGGTACAACAACAATTGACGGTATAATTAGTAAGATGGAACTTGAAAATGTTTACTGGTGCTCAAATGATGATCTAGTAAATGTAAGTTCTGCGAACGACGCATCCTGTCCTGTATGTGAAAAGCATATGCAGAACATCGGCTTTGTTGAATCAACAGATGTAGAGAAGGCAGATATGATTAAATCATTGCTCGCTAAGTTTAAGAAATCTTCCGTTGTAAACAACGGAGAGGATGCAAATATTGATGCATCCATGATTAAAAATACAGTAATTGACGATGCCGAGTCAATTGCTGATAATCTCGCAAAGGAGGGGATTGTAGTGGCAGAAGAGCAAATTGAGACTGTCGAAGATGCTAACGTCGAAGAAACAGTTGAAAAGTCAGATGAAGTAGTTGCAGAAGAGGCAACTGTTGAAAAGTCTGATGCTCAAGAAGAGACTGTCGTTGAAACAGTTGAGAAGTCAGAAGATGCCGCAGAACCCGCTGCTGAGAGCGACGCAGACTTGGCAAAGGCTATTGACGATCTTAAGGCTTCCGTTGCTGAGACTGCTTCTTCTAATGCAGGACAAATTTCTGAACTCATTTCAGTTGTTAAGTCCTTAGCAGAGGGCATGGCAGCAGTTAACAGCAAGGTTGAGTCACTAGAGGAAGGACTCAATAAGTTTGACAGCAGAGTAGACGCCCTTGAGGAAGATACCGCTGTACGCAAGTCTGGCGACCTTGGCGGGGTCGTGCAGTTAGAAACACAAGTAAGAAAATCAGTATGGGGTGGGCGTTTCCTCAATTCCGCTGACCTATATCGCTGATAAGGAATCTATAAGGAGGTGAAAGATATGGCAGAAGAAATTCTAGAAAAGGCTGCTGCCACAGGTGCCGTCGTTTCAGGTGGTGTAGGTGGCGTATCCGATCCCGCAGCAGGAGTTCTCGCAACTCCTGGTACACCAAACGTAACTTACCCTGCATCAGGGTTGGCTGATCGTGTATCTGACGGCGGTATCTTGCAGCCAGAGCAATCACGACAATTCATTGAGTACATCTGGGATAACACCGTTCTTGCACAAGACGGTCGCAGAGTAACAATGCGTGCTAACTCAATGGAACTAGAGAAGTTGCATGTTGGTGAGCGTATTCTCCGTGCAGCAGCACAGGCTGACGCTACATACACCAATGCAGATGTTGCATTCACTAAGGTTGAGTTGTCAACTACCAAGATCCGCTTGGACTGGGAAGTTGCTACTGAATCACTAGAGGACAACATCGAAGGTGCCGCTCTAGAAGATCACCTAGTTCGCGTAATGACCCGTGCATTTGCTAGCGATCTTGAAGATCTCGCTATCAATGGCACAGGTGATTCTGGTGATGGAGCATTCCTAGGAATCCTTGAAGGATTCGTTGCTAAGGAGCAGGGTGGAAACAGCACAGAGGCTACAGTTGATGCAACCTCAGGCTGGACACTTGATCATCTTACTGAGATTATCAAGGCTATGCCCCGCAAGTTCCGTGGCGCTCGCACCAACATGAAGTTCTACGCTGGTACAGATACAATGTCAAGCATCCTTAACGGACTTGGCAATACTGGTAATCTCCAGGCAGAGCGTATTGTTGAGCGTATCGTTGACGGTACTGTTCCACAGGTAATGGGTGCTCCCATCCAGTACCGTGTACTTGGTGTTCCACTAGTTGAAGTTCCCTTGTTCCCAGAGGATTATGTCTCTTTGACATTCCCTGAGAATCGCATTTGGGGCTTCCAGCGCGATGTTACAGTCCACCGCGAGTTCAAGCCAAAGAAGGATACTGTAGAGTACACAGTATTCCTCCGCTTTGGTCTTGCAGTCGAAGAGACTGAGGCTATCGCATGGGCAGACGCAGCAACACCAGACGGCTCATGATAACTCAGAGCAGTTGACATTGGGGGTAGGCATCTAGCCTGCCCCCTTTGTCATGCCATGATATAATTTTCCTAAAGGAAGGTATTAATATGTCAGACGACGATCTTTTAGATAAGCCAAATGGGACAGAACTTCCAAAACAATTATTCGGTTTATCTATTGCACAATTAAAAAAGGTGGCAAAGCATCACAACGTGTCAGTAGTTGGCACAAGAAAAGCAGACATTATCTTTATGCTCAATGAAGCAGGAATCACAAATGCAGATGGTGTAGATCTAGATGAACCTACTGCTGCCGAAAAGAATGCAAAGCCAAAAAAAGAATCGGTAGAAAACAAGAAGGAAAAGCCGCCTACACCAACAGGAAAGATCGCCATTTACTCAGAAAAAAACAGGTTTAACTCTGAATTTGGTAGAATAAATAGAGGATACACAATAGTTTCTCCTGCACAAAAAGATTTTTGGACAAAGTTTCCAGGTGTGAGAGAGGCAACTCCCAAGGAGGTAGCCAAGTATTACGGCGTTAAGTAATGGAAGTATTAAGAAATCACATTAATGTGCAGCCAGAGTTATTGACTAATTTGGATTATGACGAGGACTATTTAACAGCCTCCGCAATCAATCTATTTAGCGGAGAAGAGTTCACAAACTTAGATGTTTATGCAGGAACTGGAAATGTTACTGCTGTTTTGCTACCAGATATTTTTAACCAATATGATATTGATGGATATGTCTTTATTTATGATTCATCTGACAACATTGTTTTTGAGTCAGGATTTTCTTCAGTAATGCCATACTGCGATATTGAATCTGTGGCAACGGAATTGAATATTAGCGTTGCTGAAGCAACAGAATATGAAAGACTTGTAAGGTATATTATTGATGCAAAAACTGGTGGATTTAAATTTGTATACAAGCAAAAAGAAGTTCTTGGCATGGGATCAGATAGGCTACTTATTGATGAAAGAATTAACAAGTTGTTCAAACTATTCCAAAATGAAGAACTTGTCTACGATGTAGATTCAAATACAAATGAGTGGAATTATTTCTTGAATGTTAGCAAGACAGCCATTCTCAGAGAAACAGAAGAGAATGATGAGAATAGAATTCACTATAAGAAGGTTTGGAAAGATAGATACGCTGGTACAGAGTTTCCAGAAGATTTTGACTATATAGTAGAGGGAGAGTTTGGATATTTCGTAATCCCCTCTGATATTCAAGAGGCATCAAAACTTCTTATTAACGACCTAGCCTGTGGAAATAATAGATACCTAAATAAGTATATGGAGTCCATTAAACTTGACGGGTTTGATTTTAAATATTTCACAGAGGCTCTATTTGGAACTGGAAACCTAATCGTTGATAATATTCTAAATAAATATGGATACACCATTCGACCAAGGGTGATGTAAATGCTTCCATTTAATTGTCTTACGAATACAATATATCCAATAAAAGCAGATATTTATTATTCATCAAATACTCAGGATTCTTTTGGCACGATACTAAGAACTTGGATATTTGATAGGACAATTAATTGTGGGGTTATATCTAAGAGTCTTAATCGTGAACCAGAACTAACCCCAGATCAATTGATGAAGTATAAGGATGATTTAAGTTTAAGAACTCCAGATAACATTAGAGTCGCAACTGATTCAACAGAATATCCATTGACAGAAATTCTAGTAACAAATGTAAGAAATGGGGACAATATTGTTATATGGAAAGAATATGGTGCAGAGTTTGTAGGAACTCCAACTACCTTTGAAGTAAGAACAGTAGCACCAGTTCTTGATCCATTCCAACAGGTAGATCATTATTATATATACATTGCTAGATCACAAAATCAAACTGCTACATTGGAGGCTTTCGGTGAGAGTTAAGTTTGATTTAAAAGACTTTAATAAAAAAATGAAAAACGCTGTAGCCTATGGCAATGGATATATTGCTGAAACAAAAAAGTCAGAATCTAAGTTAGCAAGAAAACTTGGCAACTCTAGCATAGAAGCGTTCTATGACTTTCTTGACTCTATGGCAGCCATGCATCCAGAAATGCTTCACCATGTATATGAGTGGGATGCAACTGGAGATTCTGGATCAAGACTTTACAGACTAAAGATGAATGCTGGCGGAGGATCTTCTGTGGTTATCAATTCAGATTTCTTGCCATCATCATCTATTAGCGATCCATATTCAACACCATTTGTCAATAAGGCAGAAGTAATGGAAATGGGAATCCCAGTAGTGATTGAACAACAAAATGCACAAGCATTATTCTTTACAGATGGCGGTCAAGAATTTTTTAGAATGGGTCCAATAGTTATTGAGAATCCTGGTGGATCAGCAGTTCGTGGATCTTTCTTAAAATTCTTTGAAAGATTTTACAATGAGTTCTTTGATGGGGTATACTTACAATCTATTGGGTTCTATCGCCATATGTCTCAGAGTAGAGAATTTGAAAAAAGTTGGGCTGCAGGAGTAAATGGCGGAGGCGCAGGAGCAGGCGCTCGCGCTGCTCAAAGATGGATAAATACTGCCCCAGGAGATGATCATGGAAACATATAAGTATCCACCAGCAATTATTAATGCCTATGTTTGGCAACAGTTTACAGAGAACGCTCCACAGTTTGTAGCCCAATACAATGGTATAGTTCCTATCTTCCCTGTACGAGATGCGCTTGCTGGAGATAATACATGGGGTAGCAAGCCATATATCATATATGATAATATGGCAAGATTTCGTACTGCCAGATTTTATGGAATTAGAAAGGAACAACTTCTTTATTCTGTAAGAGGAGATGTTCCTGAAATTTTCACGGTAAGGGATCTTATAACAGATATCCTTGATAGATCTGATGACGCGGCAAAAGATATCAATGAATATGCTGGAGAGTATCTAGAAAATCCCCTGATCTTCTTTCATGATTTTAGAGTCTATCAAATGTCTGGCACTAGTGAAAAAACAGATAATATTTCAAACAGACAATACTACGCCACAGAAATGATTATTGAATATCAATATCATCCCCAAGAAATATATAATGAATTAGGTTAAAACACACCTTATAATAAAAATGAGGAAACGCGCCCCATGTAATTAAATACATGGAAGAGGGGTGAAAAGTATGGCAATTAAGCGTGGAGAGTCTAAGAACATCATCGTTGGCGCAGCAGCATTTTTTGTGGCTGACGAACCACTAGATTACTACACCGCTGCTGACATTACTGCCGCAGGCGGCTCAGGAAGCGCAGGCGTCTACTTCGGTAGCACAATCGACGGAACCCCAGCAGGATTGGAAGATCCTGTTGACGGAACTGGATATGCCGATACACTAGAAGCAGGATCAGATTTCACTAATGTTGGATACACAATGAACGGTCTTGAAGTTCAATTCCAACCAGATTTTGGTGAAGTTCAGGTTGACCAATTGCTTGACGTTGCTAAGTTATACAAGCAGGGTATGCAGGTTAACATGGCAACTGCATTTGCAGAGGCAACTCTTGAGAACCTTCTAGTAGCAATTGCTGGTCGTTCAGAGGATCTTGGTGCCGACTCTTGGGGTAACACCCTAGATTTGGTATCTGGTGACCTTGGAGAGTGCCCAGTAGAGCGTGCTATCGTTGCAGTAGGTCCAGGTACTGGAGACTGTTCAGCAACTGGAGCAGATGCAGTAGAGCGTATTTACGTTGCTCACCGTGCATTGTCAATCGACAATGTTACAGTATCAGCCAAGCGTGATGAGCCTTCAATGTTTGAAGTTTCATTCCGTTTGCTACCCGCATCAAACGGTTCATACGGAAAGATCGTAGATCGTACTGTCGGTACAGCAGGATCAGCATAAATCAATAAACAACTTAATAAGTAAGGCATTTAGCCCGTCCCTTATAGGGGCGGGTTAAGTGTTTTATGCTATAATTATTTTGAAGCCTATAGGAGGATTAATGGCAACACAGGTATATGAAGTTGTAGAAATTGAATTAGCAGATGGTACAAAATTACAACTTCGCCCACTAAAGATTAAACTACTCAGAGAATTTATGAAAACATTTTCTAGCGGTGCAGCAGAAGCCAACATTGACGATAGCGATAGTTCAATGGATCTTCTTATCGACTGTGTAGAAATTGCAATGAAGCAGTACAAGCCAGAAATGGCAAGCAAGGAAGTTCTAGAAGATGTTCTTGACCTTCCAACAATCTACAAAATCATTGAGGTCGCCTCTGGGATCAAACTAAATGACCCAAACCTAATGGCGGCAGCGGGTCTAGTTGGGACGAACTAGATCTAGCCGCTTTAGAGTCCGAGGTATTTCTACTAGGAATGTGGAAAGACTTCAATGAACTGGAGGAAAACATATCTATGCCAGAACTAACAGCAATATTGAGCGCAAAACGCGATCAAGATTA